CTATTTTTGTGAGATTTTTTGTTCCAGGTATGTGATCGCGCGGTCCACTATGACAGCGGCATCCTCGCGAGTGATCGGCTTACCGAATCCGAAAAGACCGTTTCCGATCCCGTTCATGATGCCTTTTTCAGCCAAGCGCTCCGTCGCACCTTTTGCATAATGGCCATCAGGCACATCTTTGAACTTTCCGCTATAAGTCGGCTCTGAAGCGTGGGCTTGTTGCTTCAGCGTAAGGTCATATACTTCGGCGATCCCGGCGACTATCGCCTTAGCGCATTTGCGCCGGTATGCGTCGCTCTTCAAGAGTTCCGCCTCTTCGCGGTTTGTCATGAAACCGCACTCGCACAAAATGGCTGTCATCTTTGTTTCACGCAACACATGGAAGTTTTCAGCCTTAACGCCCCGGTCCTTCAGTCCCGTTTCTTTTATCAGGTTCCGTTGAACTGCTTCCGCGAGTTTTACGGCCTGCGCAGGGCGTGTTGTATAAACGTACGTCTCAATGCCTCGCGCATCGCTCCATCCATTCCCGCTAGCATTGGCATGGATTGAGACAAACACGTCTGCCCCCCAGGCGTTCGCCCGGTCCGTGCGCTCCTGGAGCGGCACGTCCCTGCTTCCATCATCCGCATGGGTAAACATCGTTTGAACGCCTTCATACTGTGCAAGACCATCGCGTACATAACGCGCGACCACGCTGTTGAAATGGAACTCTCTCATCGAATCGTCCGGGCAGCGTTTTCCTGGGGTTTGAGGCCCATGACCGGCATCGATTGCGATCTTCAATGTTTTAGACATTCCGTTCACTCCTCGCTATTTGAAGTTGCCCAGTTCCCAGATTCAGTCTGCGTTCCTGTTTCTAAATCGCCTTTGACAAACGGATGAGCCGCGAACAATCGTTCGCGAAGGTTGTACGAATTCGCATGTTTTACATGCCCGATCCAGCTTTGCACCGTCCGATTGATTTGCTCTAGGCTGATCGTTCCATTGGCGAAACCTCGCTGGAATTTTCGCATTTTCCGCTTCATGCGGATGATGCTGCTCTTGCGTACCAGCCGATGCGTCTTCCAGGTGCGATAACCGAGAAAATTGACACCCTGCGAAGCGGGAAAAACCGATGTTTTGGGGTTCAAGCGCAGACGCAAGCGCCATCTTAAAAACTCTTCGATGTCATAACGAATCCGGTGCAGTTCTTGCTTATCGTTATGCAGGATCACAAAGTCGTCCATGTACCGGATGTAATACCGGACCCGGAGCGTCTCTTTTACATAGTGATCAAGCTGGCTTAAATAGACATTTGCGAAAAGTTGGCTCGTCAAATTGCCAACCGGTATGCCGACGCCATTTTCTTCATCGCCTCGGACAATGTGCTCAAGCAGCTGCATGGTGTCTTTGCACTTTATCTTTCGCCACAGAAGGCGGATGAGGATGCCGTGATCGATCGACGGGAAATATTTCGATATATCGGCCTTCAGCACATACACGCGCCCATTCCATTTTCGATCCGTTTCTCTAAGCCAGGACACCAGCCGGTCGGAACCGGCGTGAATACCTTTTCCTACTCGGCAGGCGTAACTATCATAGATGAACGTCGGCTCAAAGATCGGCTCGATGATGTTGTTCACGGCATGCTGCACGACTCTATCCCGGAAGGGCAGGGCCTTGATTTGACGCATCTTCGGCTCGTACACGACAAACTCACGGTATGGGCTTGTTCGGTATGTCTTCCAGATCAGCTCGTTTTGAAGAATGATCAAGTTCTCTTCCAAGTTGCTGCTGAATTGCAGAACCTCATGCCGAAACCGTTTGTTCTTACGAGCCTTCAAATAGGCGTTGTGTAAGTTCTCGAAGTCGTATATCTGCGGATATAACCCGCCGAATCGTCGCGGCATCTTTCCCCCTCCTTGTCCGACCGGGACGTTCGCTCCTACTTGCCCCGGTCGGACGGTTCATGTTTTTGCCTGGCTTCGAGCCAGGACGGGACCAGAATCCCAAGTCAAGCGCACAGCCTGAAACGGTTCCCACCGCAGGATCGGGCGCGTTTTTGACTTGCAGGCGCGGAAGCCGATGTTCGAGTTCGTGTTCGACGGCAGATTGTTGAGGTTGAGCGCGAAAACCCCGGCGTTCGAGCCATTGTTCCAGTTGCCGCCGCGAAGAGCTGCCTAGATTCTGGCCCCAAGCGTCTCATTTCCCGAACTTTCTTAACCAACCGCCGAGCAACCGCCCGATTTCCGCGATCTGTTTGCTCATCGTTTCGTACTTCTTGATGTCAATGAAACCAAGGTCTTTCGCCAAGCGGATCAGGAACTTCAGCTTTTCTAATTCCGTGTCAATTTGGTAGAGGATCGGCGCTTTGTTCTTCTGGCGGTTGGCTTGGATAATACCCTTCTGGATGTCCAGCATCGTGTTTTGAATTTGCTGCCCCAGCGTGAACCGTTGCTGCTTCGGAAACCGATTCACAATCGGATACATATACAAAATCAGATCGTACATCTTTTGATAGATGACCAGTTCGTGCGTCACGCCGCGTTCTCCTCTAACCCGAATTGCGCCTTTACTTCAGATAACAGATTTCCAGGCTTCCAGATTTCAGATTGACTTGCAGGCGCGGAAGCCGATGCCCGAGCCCGCGTCCGACGGCAGATCGTAGAGGTTGAGCGCGAAAACCCCGGCGTTCGAGCCAACGCCCCAGCTGCCGCCGCGAAGAGCTGCCCGCTGTTTATAGGCTCGCCACCAGTAGCCGTGCATGTTCTTGTATCCGCTGTTTCCTCCCGAGCTAACAGATGCCGGAAGGGCAAGGAATTTCAGTTCGGGATCGATCGACAAGGCGTTCAGCTTGGCTTGTCCGTACTGTCCGTAATCTCCGGTCGCCGTGACGTTGAAGTTGAAGTTCAGGTCCACGGTTGCAAAGCCTTTTCCAGCGCTTGCCGCTGCCGGTGTCGTGCCATTATACCCACGCGTACAGCCGGTCAATTCTGTAGCCGTTTTGCCGGTATAGGCGATCTGTTCGTTATCGATCTGGATCACACCGGAAGACGGAAGTTCCGGCCCCATGTAGTTATCATGATACTTGTACGGAATCGTCGTTTGGACCGCCGTGATATTCGCGGTCAGCTTTGCCGCTGCTCCCCCTGGAGGAGCGATGCAATAACGGAGTTTGAGGACCACTTTCGTATCGTTGGGAGCCGCAGCTGGCGTCGTGCCGTTGTATCCCCGCGTGCAGCCGCCCAAAACCGCCGTTCCGTCTCCGCCATCCAGAAAAGACGAATACCTGATCTCTTCATTCCCGATCGTCACAACACCCTGGGAAGGCCACGGAGCGCCATCCAAGCCGTCGATCGCGATCGTTGTGTCGCTGGCGGTGATGCCGTCGCTGCCATTGATGTAAGCCGTTTTTTCGTGGGCATAAACGCCATCTTCGATCAGCAGGTCCACCCATTCCCAAACATTTCCCACGATATCGAAGATGCCGTTTGCCTGGCCGTTGTGGCTCCATGTAGACGGCCCTGTGCCCGTCAATACCCTTGCCATTGTCCTACCGTACGAAGCCGCGTAACTGCTCATCAGCGGGTCCTTGATGCCATAATTCTCGAAAGAAGCAGGGGCCCGATGGTCTTTTCCCCAGTCCGTATTTCCCTTCAAATCAGGATTAAGCAACCAGGCGAGATAAGCGATCGCAGCCCACTCTTTCGGTCCGATCAGGCGGCAAGGCTCGCCGTCGATTACACGGTTTTGGCACGCCAATTTCGCATTGTTCCAGTCGATATCCGTCCACGGGACAACGCCAGCCTGCGAAACGGCCGCCGTCACTCCCGGGGAGTTGGAGCTTGTCGATCCGCGACTTTTCGATGTTGCGTCAGGTTGGCTGCATTGGTACTTGTCTACCCAAAAACCGCCCATTTCCAGGCCGTTCAGTTCAGGCTGCGGAAGACCGGCTGTTTTGAATTTCGGGACGTACACCATTGTCGAGATCACCGGGACACCGGTTCCGTCTTTCTTGCTGTTATGGATGAAATGTCTCTCCCGTGTGCTCGCAAGGATTTGATCTCGAAGTTGTGCCAGACTCAATCCACTCATTTCGCATCCTCCTCAACCAATTCTGGAAATGCCCACACATTCACGATGACATCTTCCGCGACGTTTATCGGTTGCTTTTGGCTGACGACAATCGGCATCTCGTTCTCGTCCAACTCGTCCGTTTCAATCATGATGATCTTGCACAGCGGGACGTCTGCTTCGGCGAGTTGCCAGAAATGGCCTATCGTATCATCCGTGCTCAAACTGCCGTCTTCGTCGAGATAAAGGCGAAAGCGGCGTCCTTCCCACTCGTTAAGGTCAAACGACCCGCCCTGGCATTGGACGCCATTCCCGAACACGAAAGGCGAGACGACAATTTTGCTGCCTTCTTCCGAGATTGTGGCCGGTCGCCCTTCATTGACCATTTGGATCATGGTTCGATTCCTCCTTTAGTTCTTGAATATCTGATAATCGAACGCCCCTCGGAAGTCGCCGGAATTAAAGACCGTCATCGTGTTCGACGACTTGACGACCCATATTTCCCCGAGATAACCGTCCGGGTTGGCGGTCGGCGTGATCGATACCCGGAAATTCGTGGTTCCGAGGTTGTGGGTGATTGTCGTCCCGGCAGGGCCTCCAAAATTGGCCGATCCAGACTGGAGAGCCAAGCGAATCGACTGGAGATTTGCTAGCAGCGAAGCCTTGCCTTCGCGCGCCGCCTGTATTTCCGAATCGATCGCGTCAGCCAGCGCTTTGAGAAAAACGGTGTTGTTCAGCAGGTCTTGATGGACTTCGTTATAGACCGTATAAACGACGGGGGTCTGCGCGTCGTATTCGGTCACGCTCGACTTGAACACGTTCTGTCCGACAAGTGGCATGGGTGATCCCTCCTAATTAAAAGTCCTCTTCCCAGGTGAAGGTGAATTCATCCTCGGGCTCCTTCTTCTTGGCTCCGAAAGTCTTGATCGCAACGACTTTGCCATTCTGGTCGATGAGTGCCTGCTCGGTAAGCACCACACCGGACAGCGCACCTTTCGGTATGACGACTTTGTATTCGACCGTCGTGTCGTTCTTTAGAACGGCCGAGGCGATCGGAAACCGTGCGACTTCCTGCTCAAGAGAGGTTGCTGTTTCCGATGGCTTGACGGGCGTTAATACATCGCCTGGGAGATGGCCACCGGTGCCGAACGCGATGTGCGTGATTCTCGGCAACGGGATTTGTCCGAGCCTGGCTCGTGCCATGTCCTTCCTTGCTTGCAGCGTCGTTACCTGATAGCTCATTCAGATCGCCCTCCTTTCAATGACGTAATCATTTCGTCTCACAACCAGAGATACTTTTTCGTGTCTCATGGCGGCGTGGCGCATAAGGCGGGAGCCGTCCATCCGCCAGCTGCCGCCCATAAGGCGACGGCCGTCCATCACTTCGGCATAGGCTAAATGCGTCGCAATTGGCCGCATGCGACGGGAACCGTCATGCCGGTACTCGCCATTCATCAGTTGGTCGTTGGACATCCGGTTTTGTCCGTCCATGTAACGCAGGTGCTTGCCATCCATGAACAAAATGCCGTCGCCCATTCGACCAACTGCGCCGCCGTACGTGACGCCCGAGAACGCGCTGCGCAGATTGTAAGAAAGCCCGTCCTCTCGCGCGCGATTCTGCGTCCCGTCCATCCCGATTGCGCCATCCATCCTGGGCGCATGGTAGGGCTGGCTTATACTGGCCTTGAAAGATGCCGCCGGTTGTTGGTGCTTCAGTTCCGTTATGCTGTTCGCGGACGATGCCACAACCATTTTTGCCGAGTGGAGAACGTGCAGCATTGGCGACATGGCCAGCAGGCCGTTCATCTGGTGCTTTCCATCGTGTAGTGCATACACCTGGCGGTCGTTCCTTGCGTAAGTCGATACACTCGCGGCACCCTTGGCGAACGCGTTTCGCATGTCGATTGACCCATCCATGACCCGGCGCCCATTCATCAAATAACCTAGCGGCCGATTGAGCAGGTACGCCGGAACGAAGATGGAAGTTCTCTCGGTATGCCGCAAATAGTAGGCCGTTTCCGCCGCGAACGAGAACACGAACGCATAGAGCCTTGATTCGATCGGTTTGGCTTTGTTGACCATGTGGAGCAACCGTTCGCGATCCCGTTGCAACAGCGCTTCATCACTCGCGTTCAAATAGATGATGAATTGCGACCATTTGGCCAGATATTCGACGTTCGCCGATTCCTCCTTCGCCGTCATGGTGCGCGATCCGTCCATGAACATTTGTCCGTCATGGAAATGAAACTTGTACTTTTCGCGGTACAGCGGGTAAATTTCCGCGTTGGGATAACCCAGCGATTCCAGCACCCGTTTCATTCCGGGTTCGGTTCCGCCTTCGCGGTATAAATCGTAGGCTGCAAGCAGGCGTTTGCGATAACTCTCGTCGCTTTCACCGGCCAACCGTGGCATTTTGCGATCGACGCCATGCAGATCAAGCGCCCGGCCTTCCGACGTGAGGATGAACTTAAGTTCGCGCACGCGGAAGATGGCCAGTTTGGCATCGTCTAGCATTTTCCCGATGACGCCCGTCAGTTTGAAGAGGTCCATATCCTCCTTGCGCGGCTTTTTCTTGAAAATGCCGTGCGCCCAGGAGAACAGGTCATCGGCGAACTTTTTCACACCCGTTCCGCCTCCCGCACTTCAATCTCGACCGAACCTAGTACAGCCACCTGCCTGCGGGTGATAGTGACCGAACCGTCGGGTCGAAGAACCTCCACCCGGACGACGTTGGGCGCGTTCCGCAGATTTGAATAGAGCATCGAGCGGTCGAAAGGATAACGCGGGTCAATGCGCAGAATGCCGTCGTTCAGGTTGTTCGCGCCATATCGGAACGTCTCTTGGATGCGAAGAAGCGCTTCTCTCTCGACCGTTTCAGGCTCGGTATATTCGGGATCGTAGTAAAGCACGACGCTTACATCGATTTCGACCGGCTCCGCAGCGAATGCGCGGATGTCACCGATAATCGAGCCTTTTTCGTTGATCAGCTGCTGCGCCTCCTGGACGATCGAATCGGAAGGGACGCCCGCAACGCTTGTAATGATGATGTCGGCTGTCCCTTCGCCGCGCGGATGCTGATCTTCGATGTGAACGGCCACGACGCCGTTGATGGATTCCACCAGCGAACGGTAATAGTCGCGGATGCCGCCGATCGAGAGCTGTTCCCATCTGTTCAGCGTGCGCGCCCTTAACTCATCGTCCGTTTCTTCGTCCGTCCCTTCGCGTTCGAGCCATCCGTCTCGGTTTTCCACTCTCACAAAGGGGATGAAGGTCAGCATGTTGCGAATCATTCCGCTGGCCACGTTGTACGCCGCGCCGACATTTTCCGCTTCGATCAATCCTTCGGCTTCCGCGACGCCAACCGGCAAAACGACATTCTCTTTGAGGTAAAACCGGCGCTCATTGCCTTCCAGGTCCGGGTCTGTCGAAAAGATCGCGCCAGCTGGGATCGTGATGCGCTGACTGGTATCGCTGCGAATGAACGTAATTTTACCGACAGTCTTTGTGGCCTGTTTTCGGAAGACGCCGTATTCCCGTGCGGCCACATCCAACCATTTCCCCGTCGCGGAGTGAACGAACATTTGCTTGATAATGACCGGCAACAGCCCATAGAGGGCGGCGAGCGCCCGGAAGAACAGCGCCAGCAGCGTGTAAAACACGCCACCCTTGCGCAAGAGCCGGGAAGGAAACTGCTGTTCGTTTAGCTGCTGTCTCGCTTCCTCCATGAGCTCGTCTTCGGTTTTGGTTTGTATCAAGTCTTCTTCCAATTTTATTCACTCCTTACAACGCGAACGCCGTCCACGGTGATCTGCACCGTCAGTTCTGCCGGTTCGATTCCGCCCGACGTCTGGACGCCGAACGATACGCTAAATTCGATTTCCCGCAGCGTCCACGAATTTGCCCGAACGTCCACGCTGCCCGGAACGACGAAGGAGTGCCGCATCACGACTTCCTCCACGTCCTGGATCAACTCTTGCCTGGCCAGCTCGGTGTTCTCTCGTTGCAGGTACGTGATCAAGCGGGTGCCATAATTTTCATCGAACGGATACGAACCAAGAACTGTCTCCAGCTCGTGCTTGACATCCTGCAAGTACGCCGCCTTTCCCGTTACCAGTTGCACGTCGCCGTCGGCCGAAGCCCGAAAATTCCCCTCATCGTCTAGGAAAATGTCTGTCCAATCGTCAAGCTTCGCCATTGCTCAATACCTCGTCGATATAGGGCATGGCCGGATCGCCATAATAAAAGCCGATGCGAACCTTTTGCCCGATTTGGACGGACTTTCTAACCGGCACCAGCACATTCGCGAGCGGTGGAAAGGACGGGTGAGGGGAGCCGTCCGCCGCCAACACCTGAAGATCGCAATCCGACTGTCTGGCGTCGATCACGATCGCCCGCATCATGTGTCTGGCCGGGCTCAAAAGTTCAGGAAATTCTTTTTCGATGATGATTTTTACAGCTTCTTTGAAGGTATCCAATTCGCCCGGCATGATGATCACTCGCTTTCTAACTTGTAGTAGATTTCGGAGCGAAGTTTTTCGTCCTGGATGAAATGGTGCACCGTTTCCACCAGCGCGATCCCATTCGCCCGAGGGTGCGAGATCGTGATGAACTGCGAGTGATCCAAGCCCGGAACAAATACCGTTCGGAACATGCCGATGTCGCCATCGGCCAAGAACTCCAGGATGTTTTCGCCGTATTGAAACAGGAACATCTCGTCAGGATGTTCGAGCGGTTGCCAGATAAAAACATCTCTGACATCGAAGTAAGGAGCAAAATCAATTCCCCAGTACGGATTGATTCGCTGCCGGATCATGTCATAGACGTTCAGGTTGGCGACAACCTGGTTTTTTGTCCCGAACGCCTGCGGCGAGAGGGAGAACGCCTCAATCCCGGCCAATTTCAGCCCGAATTTGATCATGTCTTGCGGCGAGGCGTTCAAAAACGTTTGCGTCACCCTTGTTTGCAAGAGCTTCGCCATGCTGTCTTTGGCGATGATTCGCTCTTGATCCGGTCGGCTAACCTCCCCGGTAAACACCCGAACGGCCGTTTGTTCATCGTAACCGAGATCAATCTCGACGATCGCGCCCTGGGGAACATCGATGTCCACTTCTTCCTTGAAGAGGAAGGAGGCATAACCCGCCGGGTCTTTCCGCGACCGCCATACGTCGAGCTCCTTCAATCCACCGGTGACGACCACGTTTCCCAGTCGGATTTGCTGGAACATGCTTGTCACCTCACTTTTGGCGCTTCGGCATCATCCACCGCTGCAGATGAGGAAGCGACGCTCGAAGCGTTGCCGCTGGCCGCCGGAATGGTGAGTTTCTGTCCGACATAGATCAGATTGACGTTCGCGATGTTGTTGGCTTTCGCAATGGCTTCTACCGTGGTGTTGAACTTCTTTGCGAGAGCCCATAACGTATCGCCTTTTTTAACGGTGTATTGCTGGCCGCTTCCGGTGTTCGCCTTCACTTTTTGGACCGAGACGGTTGTCGATTCCGTCTCCTGAAACTCCAGGCTGACCGTAATAATGTCGCTTGCGTTCGTGTCCTGGCTGCGGAACCGGATAAACATCACTTGACCGATTCCGCGAGCTTTCGCATGGCTTGACACGAGCTTATAGGTCGGCGGTTTCGTCTGGGACGGGGGGCGGAACACCTTTTGAATCGTTGCAAGTTTTTCTTCCGGCGTTCCATCCGCATCGTTCAGCAGTTTCAAATTCAACCGGATGGTTGTCGGGTTGTAGCTGTAATGAACAACCCTTTTGCCTGATTGGAGCTCCTCCTCGTCGGATCGGACATCACCCGTTACCTCCATACCTTCATAAACACCTGGGAGGAGCGTATCACCGACTTTGATTTGTTCATCCTCCAGTCGAATGTCCATGCGCTCACTCCCTGTTCTGCTCGATAAACCGCTTCAGATCGTCGAAGAAGCTGCGGCGCTCCCGTTCGCTGCCACCGTGATAATGCAATTCGATCGTAGGACCTTTTTGCCCGAGTCTTTCACGAATTGTCTCACGGGTGGTTGAGGTTTCCCGGAACACTTCGCGAACGTTCACGATTTGCTGGCGCATGCCAGGAGACGGTGCGGCTGGGAACGGCGCATCATCCGAATCAGCCCCGCCCGGCAATGGTGCAGGGGAGAGGAAGTCAGGTGTTCTGCCTCCGCCCGGAAGTGCCGGTATGGGCATAGGCTGAATTCCGAAGGTCAGCGATCTGGCTGCCGTTTGCAGCCATTCGGCTCCTCGACGGAATCCCGAGACGATCAGACCAGGCAAGTCAGCAAAATGATGTTTCAGCGTTTGCGTGATGTTTGTCGTGACCTCAGGTTCCTGAATGTCGAACGGTGTCGTTTCCGCCTTAAATCGGATGGCATAAACGCGATCAAGTTCCAGACCGTCCATCATCCGGTACGCTGCGGCGTGCAACTGGCCTGCGCCTTTGTCTATGCCTTCCGCAATCGTCCCTGGGATCTTCGATCCCGAATAGGTCAGATCGGAAAGGGGGCCGGTCTTGGCGTCGGAGAACGGGAGCAGCTCGCGCACCTTGTTGAAGATGTTTTTCACAGCCTCAACAGGCGCGGTAGCCACTGATTTGATGCCATCGACCAGCGTGTTAATGATCGCTTTTCCGCTTTCAAAGAGCCACGATCCAAAACCACCGATAAAGGTTTTGATTCCTTCCCAGACGCCTACCAGGATGCTTTTCACACCTTCCCAGGCACCTTGCCAGTCTCCGGTGAAGATCGCCAGCGCTGTCCTAATAATGCCCGAGATAACGGCCCAGGCGATCTGAATGATGCTCTTGATCGTATTCCAGATGAACTGAATCGTCGCGGCGATAAAGTTGAAACCATTGATGATGATCGATTTCAGGATTTCCAGAGCCGCCATGACAAAAGGTCCAACCCAAGCCCAGACGAACTGAATGTACTGGAAGACCGCCGCGATGATTTGCTGCACATAAGGCCAGATTGCCAACGCCCACGACAGAACCGCATTAAACGCTTGGACGACACTCGACACCACGTTCGTGATGATCGGCACGACTGCCTGATAAATCGCCAGGAAGATTTCACCGACGAAGGCGAGTACCGGCGGCAGATACGTCGTCACAACCCGGTAAATCGCGGCCACCGCCGCAAGCACGACCGGGAACACCGTCTGAAACAGCCGACCGAGTGTGACGGCCAGCGGCTGAACTGCCGCCCAGATGTCACGAAACGCCTTGACGCCGGTTGCGAGCAGTTGCGTCAAGATCGGCCTTGCAATTTCCCATATTCGCGCCATCATGCCGCTTACGTCTCGAAAAACGTTTGTGACGATCGGCAGTACGTTCGTCTGGATGTAGGCGAAGGCTTCGACGATCGCGTCCCGGATGACCGGCCAGTACGTGAGAACCTGCTGTCTAATCCAGCCGAACGCTTGCATCGCCTGATCGGCGAACTGCCGAAAAGCGGCTACCACTCGGCTGACCCAGGATTGTGTTCCGTCGGATTGCCAGAAGCTTTTCAAGGAATCGAACCAACCGAGCAAAACTTTTTTTGTGCCTTCGATTCCTCCGTTCAATCGAATGAGCCAACCGATCAAAAGGCCGATTCCGAGGACCATCCATCCGATCGGATTGGTCAACATGGACGCACTGAACAATCGCATGGCCACCGTCGCCAACATTGTGTAGGTGCGCATGGCACCGAGTGCAGTAACCACAGCTCCGATGGCGATGGCAATACCCAGAATAAACGGCCGAATGCTTTCCCAGTTGTCCCGCAAATATCCGAAGACTGGAGCGGACACTTTGCGCACGGTCTGAAAACCTGCCCCGACCAGTCTGGCCACATACGCAACCTCATTCGTCACGAACGCCCCGGCCCTGTGTACGTTGTTGATGAACCGATCGATCGCTCCGCTATCGTCCAATCGGTTCAGAAAGCCGAGAAACGTTTCCAGCCCTTGCTTGGCTTTGTCGAAGAGCGGCGCGCCGAGCTTTCGGCCCATCGTGCCCATGAAGTCTTGCACGTTGGAGATCATGCCCTTGAAGGTTTTGCTCTGCATTTCCATGCCGCCCTTGAATCGCTGTTCCATCAGCGCAAACAAGGCTTCGTTAAAAGCTTTCAGATCGGTGATCTGGCCTTTGTTGTTGATCGGGTTCATACCCATCAGCTTCGCTTGTTCCTCGATCATGCCTTTGGTGATCCCGAACTCTTTCAGACGTTCCAATTCACCGGTTTGCGCATCAGCAACAGCCTCGACGGCTTGCATCAGGTCTTTTCCCATCACGGCAGCCATATCGCCAGTAATTCCCAAAACCTTTTTCGCTTCCAGGCCGTACGCACTTAAACGAGTCGTCGCTTCGACGATTTGCGGAATCTCGAATGGCGTTTTCGCGGCAAATTCCTGCGCCCACGCCAACGTTTTTACAGCTTCTTCTTCGCTCTTCAGCACGACCGCAAGGGTATTTTTGTACTGTTCCATGTCCGCGTTTGCGCCAATCATCCAGTCGAAGCCCTTTCTTAGAGCTGCGACTCCTCCGAGCGCCGCCGCGATCGCGCCAAGGCTCGCCCTTAGTCGGGAGCCTGTTTTTTCAAAGGCGGTGGAGGCGCGGTTCAGCTCTCCGAGTTCACCTTGCAGGTTGTTGATTGCTCGGCCTGCCTTCATCGCTTCCGGTGTTACTTTGTCCACCATGTTCATGATGACGGACAGTTTGAATAAAGAGCTTAAACCGGCCATCCTTCTCGCCCCCTTTCATGCAAAATCACTTTTCCTTGCCGCCGCCGAATGCCAGACCGATCGCGGCGGCGTGAACCTTGATTTCGCGGTCCTCGTACCATAGCGCTTGCGCGTAGTATTCGATAAATTCCTCCAGCTCCATATTGGCCGGAGCGTTCGGGATGTATTTGCGAATTAGCAGCTGCCCGGCCTCGAGGAAATTCTGATCGATCTCCTCGAAGCGAGCGGACACCGCTTCTATAACTTTTTTAAGCTGGTGGCCGCACTGGCTCCGACGATCTCCATCAGGCGGGACGCGGTATTAAACGTCAACCCAGGGAACTCTTCCGCCGCCTGGCGTAGCTCTTCTTCCTGCTCGGGAACGATGCAGGAGAACGTGAGATTTTTCATTGCCATGTCCGGCTTGGAGTTGAGCTCCTTAGTGAACCTGGAAATGTCACTCACTTTCGGGCGGGTGAAATAGAAGACGAATTCGGCTTCTTCGCCGTTTTCGTACTCCAGGCCCTCGATGCGGATTTCGTACACGCGCCCGTATTTTTGTTTCAGTTCATCCGTGTTGATCGGTGCTTTGGCCTTACTCATGGTTTGTTATCCCTCCTGTCAGATTGCGCGAACGCCGTCGCGGATGATTTGACCGGTCACAAGGATTTCGAGCTCGACTTCCAGCTTCGTGTCGCCCTGCGATCCTTTATTGGACGTCTTCGTGAATTTGCATCCACGAATTTCGTCCGTCCGCGTGCGTTCGCCGTCATTGGCATAAGAGACTGTAATCGGGAACAGCGGCAACCGGTACAGCGGCTTGCCTTGGCTACGGGCGTAATCCAACAGTTTGTTGAATTCGTCGCGCAGCATGGTGATTTTTGCGCTCGCCGTATAGTTGCCATTGCCGTATCCGATCGGGGCCGATCCTTTGCCGTATGCCAGCTCCGCCGACAGCTCGTCGTTATAGTCGATGCTGGTCACGGCGATCGTCACGCCATAAGGCAGGCCGATGGTGATCGATTCCCAATCGTACACCTTGCCGTTAATCATGCAGGTTCCTCCTAACTCATCATGGGATTTTTCAGTTTGAGACGAACCGTGATCCATTTCATGATCGGGATCGGCACGATCGCCAGGTCGATTTCAATGCTGCGCGTCGAAAAGACGTCCTGCCCCTCCGGGATGGAGAGTGTGAAGTCGCTGATCTCCGGCGCTCCCGGAGACATCATTTGCCCCGTCAACGGTGCCGCAAGGTTCGCAAGCAGGTTTTCCAGCCCTTCTTCGTCCGCTTCGCTTTGCACATAGCGAACGCTTGCCTGGCGAACCAGACGGGCCGCCTTGTCCACGGTCCGGCGCACTTCGACGAACTCAAAATCGGAGCCTGGAGCAGCCATCATCCGGCCGTTTGTGATGTAAAAGCCAGGGAGCCCCTCGAACGTACGAGCCGTGACGTATCCGGCATCATCCAGCGCCTTGATATGGCTGTTGTCCATGCCTTCCATCAGCGCCGTGACGTTCGAGAGCGGGAAGCTCATCACTTTGCCCGGCGATTCGCTTACGCGGGCGCGAGCCAGAATCCCGGCATACACTCCTGCGAGGTTCGACCACCGCTGACTGCCGTCCAGGGACGCAACCTTCACGAGCGGAGCGACCACGGTAACGCGATCGCTGACAAAGCTCTGGCGAGCCGTAATCAGTGATTGCACCCATTCATCGATCGTTTCGCCGTCGTCCGGCCGCCGCGCTTCGCAAATGAAGTGGATCGGCTTGTGGTTTTCCTCCAGAACCTCCGCGTCGGAAGCGCACATCGCCCACAGGGCAAGATCGCTTTCTCCGACGACATGGATGAATTCATAATCAAGCGAATTGTTTTTGACCACGTTCATCGCGTTCAAAAAGTCCTGGTTGTTCATCTTCGGCGCAGTCGTCTCGAACCGGTATTCGTCGCCTTCGACAAAATTGTCGGTTGTCGGCGGCGAAGGCGACGTGAATTGAAGCGTCAGTCCGGTTCCTTGCAAGTCGATCGTGCCGGTGGACGGAATCGTGCGGACCGGTCCGAAGGTGTTCCCGTCCAGGGACAGTTGATATTGCGCTTCGTTGACCCCGCCCGATTTGGTGATCTTCACGATCACGACATACCGGTTGTTCGGCGTACCGGTCACGGTCAACACTCTGCCGCCGGTTCCGGTATGCTCCACATCACCGATCGTTCCCGCGATGCTTGCCGCAGCCGGAACGACGATGATGTCGCGAGCGCCGATTTGCATAGAATCCAGCAAGGCCGAAACAAGCTCGCCGGTCCCGAACGTACTTACAACTTTGCTCGGGTCAGATACGCGGTAAATCCGGTTCGGCACGCCAAGCGTGCACACGCCGATTTTCAAATGGACACCACCGGCAGCGTCTCTTGAAGCTCCGAGGCCGCCGTCCTGGATGACGACTTTCGCGTCAGGAAGTCCCGTCGGCATTTCGTTCACCGTCCTTTCTTAACGGGCCGCACAGGTTTTTTCAAAAAGTCCTCGACGGCCCTTTCGTACTCTTTTTGCGTGCATTCGTAACCTTCCGCCCAACCGTTGGCGGCCAGAAGGCCAACGAACAAGGTTCGGCTGGTGCCCAAGGCATCCCGCCAGTGTTCGATCGGCCTGCGCTCCGCCGCTTCTTTTTGGGGGGTTGCCGCTTTTTGCTTTTCACTCATGGCTTTTCGCCTCCACCGTTATGTTGTCGAGATAAACCCGTTCAATTTTCGCCAGTTCGCGGTCGGTATAGATTCCCCACTCAAATTCGATGAACACCGTTGCCGCCGCGCGATCCTTCTGGTCTGGAATCCACTCGATTTCCTTCGGCCTCACTGGCGTGTAGTTGCCCTGGCCGTCATCAATCCCGTCCGGCAGCGTGGAAAGAAGTAGCCGAATCCAGTCATCGACCTTTTCCTCGTCACGGTCGAAGATCGTAACCTCGATCGGCGTGATCCGCCGGAATCGCTTCGTTCGGAGAAAGCGACGACCGGCGTTCTCGAACTTGGCTGCCTTCCGGTGATCGGGCTCCAGCTTCTCGCGGGCCGCCAGGATGATCGCGGAAGGGGAGGGCCGAGTCTTGTTAAAAGCTTCTTCCTCGCGGTAAATATGCTTAATGCCGCCGCTTTGCAAAATCGATTCGATGAGATTTTTTGCGATATGGATCATTGGATACGCTCCCGAATGAACTCGTTAATAAGCTCCATGATGTCGGCTTCTTCACTGCTGGATACGCCGAGGTATGGGCGGGCCGGGATTTCGACCTTTTTCCCGCGACCGGCTTTTCCGCCGAGCTGCTGGATCGCGGCTTGCACGAGATTGGTCCCGATCACCGCCGCCTCGGCGGTTGCCTTGGTGGCGATCGAGCGCATCAGCCGTCCGGTATCTTTCAGCGGCCGCCCACTAGCGATGATTCGTTCCGCCCGTTTCGACAGCTTTCCGCGCTTTGTTCGGTAACCGCTGGTCCCGTCCTTGCGGCGGGTCCGCCTTCTGGCACGGGCTTCGAGCGTAGCAGGGGAGAGCGGCTCCCATCTCTCGCCTTCCGGTGATTTCTCTGTCTCGAATCGTTCTTTCGAGCCCTCGGCCACGATCTGCGCGATTTGCGCGTTCAGCATCCGCAGTTCGCTTTTGGACAGGTTAAGGTTGCGGATCGTCTCAACCAGTCTGGACCAGTCGCCTTCGACGCGGACACCTTCGGCAGCCATCAGTCATACATCCTCCGAAAATCCTCACCGAACACCTTGCGCCGGGCGTAGGTGCGGATGCCGCTTTCGTTTGCGGTGAGTTTCACTTCGTCCGCCGCGATCTTCTCCAGCAGCCGGATCGCGTCCCGATACCGACGCACAAACACGTTATCTTCATCGTTGTAGTGGCGAGTGAACAGGTTGTAAATGGCGATGTCGGCCGTCAGCTTGCTCACGATTTTCGGAACAGGGGAGAGGGGAACGGGATAACGCATCGCGATATACGTGTTCACGACCGCCGTCGCCGCCTCGATCGCGCTGTTCGCGTTGCCTTCGTGAATGATTTCCTGGCCGTTTTCGTCAACAGCCGGATCGGCCCTGTCATTGGTCAGCTCGATCAGCTTCGACTTGTCGATTTGACCGAGCAGATCATCAATCGTGCAATACATGGCGAAGTTCACTTCCTCACGTCCGCCCAACGCGCCAGATAACGGCGTTATAACGCGTTATAACGCCCCTTCAGTACGCCCGGCATGGGTGCGACGCTATAGGGTGAAAGTCCCGAACGGGGGCTGGCGAGCGCCTACCGTTAGCTGAAGGCAAGGGTGTCCACCGTGAGGTGGAATCTGAAGGAAGCTGGAGGCAAACACTTGACCTGAGGTACACGAACCCAATGGGAGGCCGCCACAGTCGGACGAGTCTGCTGGACAAGACGAAGTCCTAAGCCGCCAAGGGCTGTGGAGGTAGATTGGGCAGGTGCATGAGTGGAAAGTGTCCATCCTTATCCGGGGAGGCCTGTACGGAACGCCTTCTGACGATGGCAACCAAAAGTGCTGAACGTACAGGAGTCAGCAGAGGACATAGTACTGGAGTAAGGGACGCCTGAAACAGGAAGGGCCGAACGTCAACTCAGGGATGAATCAGACTCTTTCGAGATGTTGCGTGTCGAAGCAGAATTCCTTTCGGAACTCATCTGAGGAAGCAAGGGTGAAGCCCAGAGGGCCTCAGATCGAGGGCTGAGCGCAACCCGGCAAGACCTGAATCTCATCCCGCGGAAGGAGAAGATCACGATGGCTTTGTTAGAACGCATCTTAGCGAGAGACAACCTCATCACGGCGCTCAAACGGGTCGAAGCCAACCAAGGAGCACCGGGAATCGACGGAGTATCAACCGATCAACTCCGTGATTACATCCGCGCTCACTGGAGCACGATCCACGCCCAACTCTTGGCGGGAACCTACCGGCCGGCGCCTGTCCGCAGGGTCGAAATCCCGAAACCGGGCGGCGGCACACGGCAGCTAGGCATTCCCACCGTGGTGGACCGGCTGATCCAACAAGCCATTCTTCAAGAACTCACACCCATTTTCGATCCAGACTTCTCCCCTTCCAGCTTCGGATTCCGTCCGGGCCGCAACGCCCACGATGCCGTGCGGCAAGCGCAAGGCTACATCCAGGAAGGGTATCGGTACGTGGTCGACATGGACCTGGAAAAGTTCTTTGATCGGGTCAACCATGACATCTTGATGAGTCGGGTGGCCCGAAAAGTCAAGGATAAACGCGTGCTGAAACTGATCCGTGCCTACCTGCAAGCCGGCGTTATGATCGAAGGGGTGAAGGTGCAGACGGAGGAAGGGACGCCGCAAGGCGGCCCCCTCAGCCCCCTGCTGGCGAACATCCTTCTCGACGATTTAGACAAGGAATTGGAGAAGCGAGGATTGAAATTCTGCCGTTACGCAGATGACTGCAACATCTATGTGAAAAGTCTGCGGGCAGGACAACGGGTGAAACAAAGCATCCAACGGTTCTTGGAGAAAACGCTCAAACTCAAAGTAAACGAGGAGAAAAGTGCGGTGGACCGCCCGTGGAAACGGGCCTTTCTGGGGTTTAGCTTCACACCGGAACGAAAAGCGCGAATCCGGCTCGCCCCAAGGTCGATTCAACGTCTGAAACAGCGGATTCGACAGCTGACCAACCCAAACTGGAGCATATCGATGCCAGAACGAATTCATCGCGTCAATCAATACGTCATGGGATGGATCGGGTATTTTCGGCTCGTCGAAACCCCGTCTGTCCTTCAGACCATCGAAGGATGGATTCGGAGGAGGCTTCGACTCTGTCAATGGCTTCAATGGAAACGGGTCAGAACCAGAATCCGTGAGTTAAGAGCGCTGGGGCTGAAAGAGACAGCGGTGATGGAGATCGCCAATACCCGAAAAGGAGCTTGGCGAACAACGAAAACGCCGCAACTCCACCAGGCCCTGGGCAAGACCTACTGGACCGCTCAAGGGCTCAAGAGTTTGACGCAACGATATTTCGAACTCCGTCAAGGTTGACGAACCGCCTAGTGCGGACCCGCATGCTAGGTGGTGTGAGGGGACGGGGGTTAGCCGCCCCCTCCTACTCGATTCGTTCGGGAAGTAGTTTAATACCTCCCGAACGTTCAGAAGGGAAAATAGGGGCGTTTTGGCGGCTATTCTTTCGGCGGGTCGCCCGAGCCTTGGTTTTTGCCGCCGGATTTCTTTTCAACCGGCTTTTCCGCCGCTTTGACGATGCCGAGGGCAATCAGTTCCGCAGCCTCGCCTTCGGTCAGGTCAACCGTGGAGCCCGGCTCATACTTTTTGCCGTTGTGCCGCAGGCGGCGCAGAACGGCGTATTCCGCCGTCGTTTGTTTTTCCTTGCTTTGTTCGCTCATCGCTTGCCCCTCCTTATACCGCTCCGGTGATGAGGAATCCCGCGTCTTTGGCGGTCAGTTCCACACCATACACGTCAGAAACGTGGATGATGTTGGATTTCACCGTCTCGTCCCGGTATTTCGTGGTTTGCGGTCGACCCTTCTTGCGCATGGTGTAGCCGTAGCTCGGCACCCAAATGTCGGCGGAGTTTTCGGGCACATACGCCAAGATGAGGTTTGCTCCCCAGATGTCCCTCATGGTGCCGTCCCGGTCGGCATATACCGCCTTTCCGACGACGACCTTTTTCACGTCGAAGATTTCTGCGAGCAGGTCGGCCGTGGCGATCCCTTTCTGCGAATACTTGATCTTGTCGATGATCGCGCTGTGATTTTTCAACACTTCGTACACCGACGCGCCCATCAAGAGCACGTTCGGATAAATGCCGATCTTGCTGCGGACGGTGGCGCGTGCGTCGCCGATCACGTCGATCGGTTTGCTTGCCGGGTCGCTGAATTTGTCCGTGCCCGAAAGAGCTTCGACATGACCAGGGGAATAATTGGCCACATTCTGCGCAACGTCCGCCTGGTCTTTTTCCATTTTCAGACGGATGTTGTCGGTCAGCATCTTGGTGCGGCTCATTTCCAGCTTCAGCACTTCCGCCGCTTCCTCCAGCTCGCGGTCATCGATCGGCGCTTCGAGCGCTTCTTCCTCCAGGGAATAGGGCACCGTGGTCGCGTCCATTTCGATCCGGTTGGTTTTACTGCGAATTTGACGGCGGGTGTTGTAGATGCGGAATGCCTCCGCGCCCCACTTCGGAATCTTGCCTTGTTCTTTGTCCACCGGCACGACCGGGAACAGGCTTTCGCCGACGTATTCCGCGTTTTTGTAGCCGATGGCCACGTTGGTGAGGATCGGGTCAACGATCCGGGTTTTCTCCAATCCAGGCATGGTTCGTCCTCCTTTTTTAGACTGCCTTGGCGGCCGGTGCGCCGATCAGCACTTCGACCGGTTGATCGGGCGATGCGGCTTCCAGCTCCACTCCGATGATGACGTTTCCTGCGGCGGCGGGAACGGCTCGGCCTTGCGCGTCGCTGGCGATTGGATCGCCGACAGCGATCTCTCCTCCGGCAATGACGGGAGCCGATCCGCCGGTGACAACCGTCAGCGATGCGCCTGCGGCAGCCGCTGCGGTCAATGTGACGCCGATGGCCGCCTCACCGGCTCCGGCCTGCGTCCCGTCCGCCTTGACGAACCGGAATTCGCCAATCGGTCCGGCCGCAATGCGGGTAATGGTGTGTCCGGGATTATACTGCGTCATGACCGTTTTCCTCCTTTACGCCCGAGAAACGGCGATAACCGCTTCTTCGTAGCTCACTTTGTTCTTCTCCGCGAATTCGCGGGCCCTTCTGTCCAACTCCAGTCGATCTTCATCGACTTGCTCGTTCGGCCCGACTGCGAAGTCGGCGACCTTCCCGGTTTCGTCCTTTTTCTTGGCGATCTCGGCAAATAGCGCTTCCTTGTCCGGCAGGTTGCCGATGAACGCCTTGAAGAACTGGTACGGCGATTGCTTGACTTCCTTTCCGTCAGCCGAGAACTCGACCGTTTCCTCATCGGGCAGCTGCTGCATGAACTCAACCAGTCCGTTGCGCAGCACCGGCGGCAGCTTCGTTTTGTGCTGCTCAATCAGGGCGTGGATTTCGCGCTCACGCTCCAGCTGCTTCCTGGCTCGTTCGCGCTCGGCCGCGAACTCGGCCTCCAATTCCTTTTTGAGCTTTTCGCGTTCAGCCGCGAACTCGCGTTCCAGCTTTTCCCGCAGTTCTTTTTCGATGGCTTCTCTGTTGTCCGGCATTGCTTTAGCCTCCTTGTTTTCACCTGTAAAATCCAGGTCGATTTGTATGCCTTCGCGGTCCTCTTTGGAGAACTCGATCGGCTTCAGTCCTTCCACCGCCGGGGCGGCTGCGCCGAGGAACCCGACGTGCCGCAGCGTCCAGCCTTTGTCCGTCTTTCTAAGGCGGACGGACACTTTCTTGTAACGCCCGGCGTTCACGGCCTCCGCGAACTCGGGCACCACCTGGCGAAACGTAGCCAGGAGTTTATCTCCCTCACGCTTCAGTCCAGCCACCCAACCGAAGGCCGGATCGTCTTGTTTCGGGTGGCCAATGACGATCGGGGCCTCGAACTTGTCCGGGTCGTAATTGTCCACGATCTGCTGGATGTCGTCTTCGGTGAACTCTCCCTGCGGTTCATAGCGTCCAGCCCGGAAAATTTCGTACCATTTCATCGCTTGTTTCCCTCCTATTGGTCGCGGTCTTGCACGGATTCGGGCACTTCCCGGAGCGAAACGCTCGGGGGCTTCGCCCAACCCGGATCGGGCGAAACATCCGGCCTGAAATTAGCCGGTGTGATGCCTTCGCGGGCAGCGCGATACTTATTGATCGCAATCACGCCGCAACGGCAACGGTGTCCGTTTGGCGGCCACCATTCTTGCCAGATCGGATCGTCGCGGTGAGCGACCAGTCCGTTCATCGCCCGGTGGCTTGCGCGAGTGGCCGAATCCAGGACGGCGGAATATCGGAAGTAGGGGAACATATCCACCATTTCCGGCTGTTGGAGTTTTTCAAATTGCCCGGTTTCATAGGCCGTCTGGATTTGGTTTCGGAACACCGTCTCAAGATGCCACGGGTCGGTCTCGGTGATGCCGACCGCCTCCGCCTTGGTTTCGACCGCCTTCAGGAAGTCCTCGAATGTCGTTCCTTCCTCCAGCGCTGCCAGCAGGGCCGCGTGAATCGCGCGGATCATGTCCTGGTTCTCAACTCGGGCTAGCGTGAAATGTTTGGCGCGCAGCTCGTCGTCCAGCTTCCGGTACTGCTCGATGTTGATCGGCATAAGGGAGGAGAAGTATCGGATCGCCTCCTCGAACTTGACCGGCTTTGCCTTGACCTTATACGCCAGTTCGTCATCCCCGTCCGCAAAAGACGGGTTCGCTTCGCGCTCGGCCTTCAAATATTCCAGGTGGATGCTGTACTCGCCCATCGCGTAAGCGACGATGCTCGTTTCATTCATCAGTTCCGCCAGTTCCGCGATCCGGTCCTGATCTGGCTGCAACCGCGTGACATCCGCGCTTCCGAAGTCGCTCCAGGCGCGCACCTGCTCGACCAAGTGACCCCACATCTTTCGGTAAATTGGTTGCGCCATGTCAACGGCTCGGGCGAATAGAAGCTGGAGGTGGTCGGCCCGTTCCTGCTGATCATCCTCCTCGGCGGCAAACTGCACGACGTGGAGCTCGTGATCGTGATCGTGCGTATTTCTCGTTTTTTGTGAGATTTTTTGTTCCGCGAACTGCGTAGCAGGGGCCGGTTCCGTCTTCTGTACCAGCACGTCGTTCTTTCCGGGACGCGGGATGTTGTACTTTTCATAGAAGTAATCAACCGCGATCGGCACGCCCATGTTGACCAGCTTCTCGTCGCGTTCGACCCATTCCTTATGCACTTGCTCCGGTTCATAGCTGATGTGGAAGTAAGGGTACGATTCAACCTCCCCGAAGTTGAAGGCGACCAGGTAAGGAATCAGGTCGGTATTGATCGCGCTCATGAGCATTTTGGCGTCCGCCTCGATGATTTCATCCTTGACATCCGCGTGCGTCCGGCTAGCGGCGTACGATCCGCCGTTTGGCAGCTCGGTGGTGAGCGTTTGGCCAAGGATGGCCTTCGAGATTTCCGCGTTGCAGAAGCGCAGGAACGCTTCGTGCGCGTCGCCTTTGGCGTCACCAGCTTCGATGAAGTCCACCGAGGAGTTTGCCGGAATCGCGACGGCCGCATCCTGTACGAGCGAGACGAGCGCCTCCAGCAATTTATCTTGATCGGCCTGCGACGTGCCTGGCTGGTATTTGCCCACGGCAGTCGGCATGCCGTACTTTTCCATAAAGATCGCCCAGAATTTGAATCCATGCTTCTTGAACTGCCACGCCCAGAAGCACTTTGTTGCCAGCGCCACACCGTAAGGGTTATGATCGTCGCCTGATTCATGGACAACGGTCAGAAACTTGCCTGGCGGAACCGGTTCACCTTCGATGTCGGCCAGGCTGCGCAAGAGCCGAAGCCTGCCGTCGGTGTCGAAGGTGAAATATCCGATCGGGCGGTCCTTCATGTTGACAATCGTCCAGCGCCCGCCTCGTTCTGCCCAGATCAGTTCGTGCACGTTCCAGCCCGCGAACACGGCATCGAGCATTTGCCGCATGTCTTGGTCCGCATGTCTTGGTCGAAGTTAAGCCTCTCAAACGTTTCCTTGACGAATGCGGCGATCTCCAGATCGCGCCGGTCGTTGGATGCGGGAAGGATGTCCCAATCTTTCGAGAGAACGCCGCTTTTGCGCTTGGTGAGCTCTGCCCACACATGCGCGTCGGTTTTCATCTCCTCGAAAATTTCCGCCGTTTTGCCGGTCTTCTTCAGGATGATGTCCGGGTTTGGCAGCGACTTCATGAAGGCGCTGAACGTATGGAGGACGCGGGCGATCTCGCTCGTTTCCGGTTTTTTGATCGGTTTTCCATCTGGACCGAGAATCATCCGTATCCCTCCATCGCTCTTCGCATCGTGCTATGCCTGGCGACTTTTGTTTCCAGCGGTACAAACGGGTTATTGATCGCGGCGTGCAAGGCGAGGGCCAGCGCCCAGAACCGGTCCGCGTGGCCGTGCTCGCTGCGCTCGGCGGCGTAACGGATGTTTCCGGCTGCCGTCGTGATTTTCTGAACCGAGTGCAGATCGTTGCGGAGCACCCGGTCGATCGGGATGCGCACGGCCCGATCCTCGAATACCCGACGCTGGGTGATTGCGAGTTCCTGCTTGACCGGACCCGTGAATTCAACCGCTTCGACTTTGCTTCCGAACGCCTCGACCGCCTCTTCGGCGAGCTGCATGCCGATGCCGGTGGCGTCGATGCAGGCCCGGCGCATGCGTGGCATGGAAAGGTAGGTGAAGAGCTGCTCGCGCTGCACGCTGAACTTCTGTTTCTCCAGGATGTGGATCGCCCGCGTCCAGTACAGCGTTCCGGTGTATTCGAGAACCCACATGACAGTCAGGTCGCGCTTGCGGCCGATGTCCACGCCCAGCGTCAGATCGCCTTGCGGAGTGAAGTCTTCTGGCAGCGTGAACGTCGCTTCGTCCGTCTCGCACGGCGTGATGAGTTCATAGGGCAGCAGCGCGCCGTTTTCGTCGATGAACTCGCAACAGAATTCTTGCAGCCAGTCATCTTCTGATTCGCAGCCCTTGCGCAGCTCGTCAATGTCGATGTCGAGCCCTTGCTCCTTCGCCATGTAGATGTCCACGAAATGCTTCGACCAGGTTCCGGTGTTGTCCATCCACAGGTCGTAAAACTTGCCCGACTTGCCGTTCGGCGTCGAGATTACGCGGATTTTGTACCCCCGCGTAATCGTGGGGTAGAGGGCCGTCCAGATTTTTCGGCTGTCCGCATGGAAGGCAAACTCATCCAGGACGACGTTCCCCGAGAAACCGCGTGCGGTGTCCGGGTTGGCCGGAAGGCCGATTACCTTGGAGCCGTTCGGAAAACGGACCTCCAGCTGTTTGATGTCCTTGTCGTCGATCTTGAAAGTCGTCTCCAATTCCTCGCAGGCCACGCCGATCGCGCGGGCGTGCATGGCGACTTTCTCCATGAGCTCCTTGGATTGCCTTTCCCCACGGGAGAGCAGCACCCATGTTGTCCGGCGCTCGACCGCATCGAGGACGACTTCGAGAGAAACAGCGAAGGAAAAGCCGGTCTGCCGGGCTTTGAGCGAGATTTTGAACCGGCTCTTGTCTTCGATCCATTTCCGCTGATATTCGGTGAGTTGGATCGCGGGCTGCGTCATAGGATGCCGTACACCTGCTCTTTGATGTACGCCAGCGTTTCGGGGTCAAGCCCTTTTTGTCGCCCGGTTTCCTCGATGGCTTTGACGGCCTTTTCGGCCTTCTGGCGAAACTCCAGCTTGAGCTTCTCGCGCTGAACCGAGCTGCGCTCCAGCTGGGCGAGCGCCTTCATCGTTTCGATCAGCTGTTTGTTGACGAGCCCGCCTTCATCCTGGGCGGCCATCAACGTTTCCTGGATGAGTTGCACGGCGAGGTTGGAGGCTGCCTCGGTCATTTCCGTGGCCGGTCGGTCCTTGCTCTCCTCGATGATCGCCTTGGCTTGCTCGCGGGCGATCCGCAGTTTTTCCAGCCGAGCGAGGAAGTTCTTTCCGTATCTCTGTACCGCCATATGGCTCACTTCAACACCGGTTTTATCCGACATCTGGTTGATCCAGTCCGCGATCTCACGGTACGTTGCCCCGGTTGTCAGCTTTCGGTTGACCGCCTCGACAATTTCCGGCGGCAATTGCAAAACCTTGCTGTGTTTCCGGCGGCTCATCAGCGGATCACCAACACGCCAGGGTCATCCGGGATATTGCCTTCCAACAGATCGATGCCTTTTTTGGTGATCGTCGCCATCGTGCGCTGGATGCCGAATTCGTTAGCTTCTTCTGTCGTGACATATCCGCCTTCCTCCAGATATTGCAGGTGGCGACGGATTTGCGGCAGCGATCCGTCCAGTCGGCTGTCGCTCAACGTCAGCGAGATCAGTCGGTCACTGGCCGGTCCTGGGTATTGCAGGTTCAAGATATTTAAGATGAATCCCCGGATTTCTTTGGCTTCTTTGTTGTTCATTCGCTCTTGCCTCCCATCCCTGTCAGCTTGCTGACGCTCTGAAGCATCTCCCGCACGTCGCGGGTGAGTGTGTCGACTTTATGTTCCAACCCAGCGATCGCCCGCGTCTGGTCGTCCTTCAGTTCCTTCAACGCCCTGTTGAAGTCGTCTTTGAGAACGTACTTGTGCGGCAATTCGGCTTTGAACTCGGAAAAGTTTTTTTCGATGTCCTGAATGTTTCGATCCAGGGCGGACTGGTTCTCTTTCACGCTGTTGCGGATGTCTTTCAAAAAATATCCGATGATGCTCGCGAGCGTGAGCATGATGGAGCCCATCACGGAAATGATGGTGACGAGTGCGCCGGTAGGAAGTTGATCCAATGCGTGTTCCTCCTTGCAAACGAATCTTTCGGATAAATAAAAAAGCTATCAGTCGCTTGTACTGATAGCTTACTAGACCCTATATGAACTGTCGGGCTAACCCACTTGGGGAAAGTAATCACAATTCGTCGTCGCCGAACAGCGTCAGTTGATCCAAGTCCTCGGCGGCGTTTTTACCTCGTACGATACTGCGCACCCAGTTTTCTGTCAAGTTGTATTTGATGGCAAGCTCCTTGCAGTTATAGCCGTTGTATTCCTTGCGGATTTGCCGATCGCGGACCGTTTGCAGCGCCGTGTCGTGTTTGGGGAGGTATATCTTGGTCCCGCCGAAAAGCTTGGCGATTTTGAGAGTGGCTTCGACGCCGATCTCTTTGGCCATTTGATAATATGGCTCGGGGAGATCGTCAGGCTTTACATCTTTGATCCAGCTTTCCGCAGACACGAGAATCCCTCCTTCCTCAAACATTGCCCGCTAAACGCTCCGCGATCTCCCATTCCTTCACTTCAATATGCTGCCTGACATCCTGGCAGACGGGGCACCACAGCGTTTTGATGTGCCCCGATTTTTTCAGTCTGGACCTTCGCCGTTGGATGATCGAGACGTGGCGGCAGACGGGGCAGATCAGGTAAGCTGCCGCCAAAAATCTCGATCCGCTTCTTCGGCTCATGCGCTCCTCCGCCTTACGGCGCGGCGCGCCGGTATTCGCGATCCCGCATCTTTTTCAGCGCCTCGATCAATTTGATGCCTTGCTGCTTCGTTAGCCAGTTCAACCGATCCACGCCCGCAAACTTTTTGACGAAGCCCTGAAGGCGCTTGGGCTCGTCTGCCCATCCGAGCTCCTTCTCCAGCTGGCGGATTTTGGCGAGCATGGCATCCGTCGCCCGATGCTCGCGCGGCTTCGGCGCTTCGCCGACAATCCGGCACAGCCGGTCGATCACCTGGATCGCTTGCTCCTTGGTCAAGGCGGAAATGCTCCGGCTGCCGCTGACCTGTTCGACGACCGAGCGCAAGTCCTCTTCGTCGATGCCGTACTGCCTTTGCATTCCGAAGATTTTTCGGCGCTGCTCGGGAGTGATTTTCACGGCGGGATCACTCCTTCCCGAACAGGCGCTCGCACTCTTCGACGGTCATCTGGCGGCGGTACATGCCGTTCGTCACCGCGTTCAGATCGGCGTCGAACAGCTTGTCGTAGTCCGGGCTGAATTCCACCCGCGGCATTTGTTGTTCAATCTTCTGTTGCGGCATTGCCATTGATTTCATCCTCCTTTGCATATTCGAGGCCCACGCTGATTGAGTCCTCGACAAAAATCGATTTTTTGACCTGCTCGACTTGCTCCTCGGTCAATTGCCCGAAAAACCGGTCGATCAGTTCGGCGTTTTTGGCCATCCGAATCGCATCGAGTTCCTCTTCGAGATCGCCCTGCACGCCGACGGCTTCCAGCACTTTCTTGTCCTTCAGGTAATCGCCTTTCAGTTTTTTCTTGACGGTCTTGATGGTGGCGGAGTCGAGGCCGAGCTCGCGCAGCACATCGTCAATCGAGACGCTCCGGTCGTAGTCGTTTTTGAACAAGGCGATGAGGGCCGACCGGAAGCGCGCTTCCGTTTCGTATTTGATTTCTTCCCTGCGAGCGATCTTCGATTTTGCAACCTCGCCCAGCACTTCGACCAGGCGATCGTAGTTGTCGATCTCGAATTTCTCTTTAACGACGGCGTTAAAGTGACCGGCGGAACCGAAGATTTGAAGGAAGGACAGATTCTTGTTTTCCATGTCCGTGTAGGCCGCTGTCGTCAGTTCGGCCTTGATGGCGTCCAGTCGCTTCTTGTCCTCCTTGATTTTCCTCTCCAGGACGATCGCCTCATCGACCAGGGCGGCGAGATGCTCCTTGCTCATGACTGCGACACCTGCCCGACAAAGGCGTTTGCGGATTTACGCTCGGACACATCCGCGTCCATGTTCTCGACGCACTTGGCGCAGACGAACCGCCCCATGTAGACGATCAGCTGCTGGTCCGACTCGCAGAACAGGCATTGCCCGTTCGTGCGCTGGAGGAGGATGGTTCCGTCCTCGCTATCGACCAAAATCTTGAATTTTTCGCCTTCCGCCAGTCCGTATTCGCGGCGGAGGCTCGCCGGAAGGGTGATCGATCCGCTTTTGCTGATTCTCTTATTGAACGCTTTCAAGGGGAATTCTCCTTTCGTGTGAGATTTTTCGTTCTTTCAGTAACGCGCAATAGGTTTTCTCGGCGGCGGCCAGGCGGTGGATCGCCGCGTCCACGAAGGCCGGTTCCGCCTGGTTAAATTGCTGCCAGGCAAGCACAAGTTCCTGGTGAGCCCGTTGCAACTCGGTGTCGCCAGGGGGAAGCTCGGTTCGGTGCCGCCTGGCCTGGCTCAACAAATGGAGCAGCACGTCCTGACCTCCTTTCAAAAAGTTTCGCGGTCTTTCTTGCGGCCGTCCTCGCCGTCCATGAACGCATGCTTCATCATCTGGTTCAGGCGGCTGCGGATCGCTTCGACCTTTTCTTCCAGCCGGTGCTTGCGCATGGCTTTTTCATATACTTGATCCGGTGCGTAGTTACTCGTCGCGAACGTCGGAAGGCTGTTTGCGAAACGGGCGTTTACAACCTCGAACATGACGTCGATGGTGAACTCGGTCCCGGCTTCCTGGGCGAATTCATCAATCACCAGCACCGGCGTCGTGCAGTATGCTTCGATCAAGGAGTCGAGCGATTCTTTCGCGGAGAGCATTCCCCGCATGCGACGGAATATCGCATCCGTCCGAATGAAGATGACCGGCACGCGGCGTTCTTCCAGTCGATTGACCATTGCAAGCAGCAGGTGCGTTTTTCCCGTTCCCGGCGGGCCGTAGATGTACACGCCCTTGTCGCTTCCGCCGGGCTCGAACTGCTGCGCGAATTGGTAGATATACCCGCACAGTTTTCTGTGGCGTTTCTTCTGCGCGTCCGGGAAGTTGTCAAAGGTGAAGTTTTTGTCATTGGCGGCCTTCCCGGACAGCGCGAGCAGCCGCTGCCAGCGTTGCTCCTGGTGATAGGCGTGGAACTGGTCGCACATGCTGTGCAGGCTGCTGATGTGCCCGTTCTCGACGGTCAAGTGCATGACCATTCCTTCCTGTCCGGGAGGACGGCGGCAGTTCGCAAAACCCGTGCAGCCCCGGCATTCTTCGATCTGTTTCGCTCTATCCATCAACTGGATAATGGCTTTCTGGATCATCTCGTCGGTTGCATCCAGCTCGTTCAGTTCGGGTATCCGTTCCCGGAAATACGCCGGAGTGTATTGGGCCAGCACGGCGGCGAGCCGTTCTTCCAACCGTTCAGATGCCTTGGTCAGGACCTGACCGATGCTTTGCATGCGGGTCGCCTCCTTCCGGAACGAACAATATCTCCATGAGGAGCGCTTCCCGGTCGAGCCGTATATCCTCAATAGGGTGGTCCGCCGGGTGCTTTTCGAGCTGTCGCACGAGGCTGTTCAGGCTGACGATGGCCGACCCGGCAGTCAGGTATGTGCTGGAAAAGAGAACGAAGCAGCGGTTCGGATTGGGAGCGATGGCCAGCTTGGTCCGTTCCGTTGCCGTCCGCTTGCTTTTGCTTCGCTCCGCCTTGGTCATGGTTGCCGTTCCGCCTCCTTTCCGTCGATCGGAAGGTCGTGCAGGAAACGGATCGCCATCGCGGCCACCTGCATCATTTCCAGGCGGGCGTGAATCAGATCGTTCGCCTTGATGGCCTGCCAGGCTTCGTCCAGTTCCTCCAACACGACCGCATATCCTTCATGTGCGGAGTTGAAGCGTGGGAACCGGCTCATCGCCCGGCGCAGCTCGATCTGAACATCCCAAAAGATGTCATCGATTCGATTGTCCGTTCGGTGCGTATCCGATGAAGAGGGCGGCGGTGCGGCTGTCTCATTTCGCAACTTCGGGGAATGGGGGCTGCGGATGCCCCACGCACGCAGCCGCGCATACAACGTGTTCGGCTTCATGCCTTGTTCGCGCTCGATCTGAACTGCGGTCTTGCCTTTCGCGAACTCAGTCAGCACGAGCTCTTTCGTGACGTGTGCATATTTGCTTTTTTTCGGCAATAGGATCGGCCTCCTTTCCTGAACGCCGTCGGCATTCGTGATTTTTGGCGGGATCGCGACCCCGTACTTGATCCGTTCCTCCTCGGTCATAGGCCGGGTGACGCACTCGCTCGACCAGGTGGCGCGTAGCTCGACTTCCCGTTTCGGGACCGGCGTCCCCGTGCGTCCTCTAAGCGATGCCACTGTCATCACCACAATCCATCCAGTTTGATTTCAAGTTTCGGCCTGCCGTCCGGCATCGTGTCCGGTTGCTCGGGTGTAGAATTCAAATATCCAATGTGATACACTTTCACGATGTCGGCCACGTCATTACGCTTCAGGACGTAGGACACGGCGTCGGCCTCGTCGATCACGCCTTCCACATACACAACGCGAACGTCGCCTTCCGGCGTTAAATAAGCAACATCGTAAACCCGGCAAGGTTTGCCCCAATACAGGCGACGTCGTTCCCGGCCGCGTTCCCGCGCGGCAGCGATTCGCCTCCGCCATGAACGCACCCATTCGGCATGCTTTGCCCGGCGTGAAGGTTTGATCTGCGGAGGAGGGGAGGGCTTGCGAGGAACGGGGCGCTTGGCGGGAGACGCAGCCCGTTTCCATTCCATCATGTTGACCAGGTTGTCCTTCATGGGTCCGATTGCCTCCTTCGCTTGCGACGCCACTTTTTCCAGTTCTTCGTCTGGCTTTTCTTTTTCCGGTAGGAAAGCTGGCGGATGCGCTTCCTCCGGGTTTCTTCGCGTTCGATAATCGTCCGAAGTTCAGGGAATCTCCTGGCCACCGCCCGCACGATGGCGCGCGCCCATTCGGCGAGGAGTCGGAGCACGCCCTCGAACCACTCGTGGACCGGCTCCGGCAGCTGATGGGATCGTCTTTTACGCATTGGCGTTCAGGTTGATCTGACCAATGTCCAGGACCATTTCCTCGGTGATCGGCCGGCCCTTGGTCATGTCCAGCAACACGTCCAGAATCTCGACGCAGTTGCGAAGTCCGCCCTTGCGCGGGTTCAGGGCGATCTGAATCATGAGCTTGCGGGCGGGCGGCGTCAGGTTCACTCTTTCAAGCAATTGCTCGACCTCTTCGCGGGTCGGTCCTTGCAAACGCTGATGGAACGGGGCGCGATCGGCCAGGCGTTTCAGTTCCGGCCGCATGTCCGCGAAGTCAAGAAACATTTCCGCCAGGGAGAGGTTGCCGACCAGAGCGATGCCGATGTTTTCGGCTTCGTCGTAGATGTCGCGCAGTGCCTCGTACTTGTCCGCCGTTTTCAGAAGGTCGGCCTCGTCGAAGATCAGGAAGTAGGGCGTGCGTTTCAGCTGCTTCACGATCCGGCGGGTCAGTTGGCTGGCCGAGCCGTAATCCGGCAGGCCGAGCGCTTCGGCCAGCTCCTGGAGCAAGCTCTTTACCGTGTGCGTGCTCTTACAACGGATATAGATCGCGGTGCCGGGATTGGCGGCGATGTATTTCTTCAACGTTTCGGTCTTGCCCAGGCCGGGATCACCGGCGATGATGCCGAATTTCTTCTTCTGCGCTGCCTTCTTCAGCACGTAGCGCATCCGCTTCACATCGCGCGTCTCGATGAACGGAAGTTCGTCCGCGCTGACAATCGGATCGAAGGTTGTCTCGGCGTTTTCGCCGGTCGATTCGTCCTCCCACATGCCCACGCGGCGCAGGTAATTCCTTACTTTTTCTCTCAACTCTTCATTTTCGTTGTATTTTCCGTTAATATAGAGGGAGACGAGGCTGCGAGAGTCGCCTAGTTCCCGAGCCACGTCTGCGATTTTTGCGCCCTCCTCCTTGACCAACCTGCGGAGGAGGGTCCTTTCTTTAGACCATTCCTCCATGTTGATCGCCTCGCTTCCGTTTTCAATGCGAACCACTTCAGCCGTCATTCGATATTCCTCCTTTGTTCGTTATCCTTCGGTGCCTTCGCGCAGGATGTAATCATCGAAGGCACTTGTCGTTTTGGTTGGCCGTTTGGTTTTGGCCAGATTGGCCTGTTCTTCACGCTGCCGGACCACTTGCTCGGTGCCGATCATCGCGCGCACCTTGCCTTTTGTAGAACCGGCTTTTCCGCTCGTCATACGGCTGCCTGCCGCCTCGCGCTCGGCGACGATATTCTCCAGGCTCGCTTGTTGCGCGTTGCGCACCATTTCCTTGACCGCTTTGCGCCGGGATGCGCGCCGTTTTTGCAGCTCCTGGATGTCGTCCTTCGTGGCGTTGAAGTCCAGCAGCTCTTTGTTCGTCGCGGTGAACAGGTACTTGCCGGTCTTCGGGTGAAAGACCAGCAGCTCGCCGATCCGGTTCGGGTCGTATCGGATGATGACCTTTTGTCCGGCGTAGGCGGGCAGTTCCGGGTGCCAGTACCAGCGTTTGCGTCCCCGCGTGCCGAACCGCTCGATGCCGTTTGGTGTGACGGCCGCGCGTTCCACGTCCATGAGGCAAATATCGAGGGCGCGTTCGTCGGCGAAACCTTCGCGGATTTTCGGCGTCGAAAAATGCTTTTGCATCGGCGTCATGCCAAGCGAGCGATGTTCGGTCGTGTGATATTCGTACAACCAGGTGTCGATCCGTTCGGACAACTCTTCCAGATCGAGCAGAAGTCCTTTTTCGTGCAGCTCCTTCTCGTCGAAGCCCTCCGGCCGGTCTTCGTTGTTTGGTCCACACCATCCCGGCTGGTAGCGCGTGAATTGATCGGTGAAGGTTCCGAAAAAGCGTTCGACGTGGGCCTTTGCCCAGGGATGGTAAGGCGTTGCGAACTGTACCTTGATGTCCAGCGATGCGCAGATGCCGCGTGTCTCCCGCGACAGCTCCCAGTCCTCATGCTTTTTCCCGGCACGAACTTGCGCCTTGTAGTCCTCCCCGTTGTCGATGTAGATCATGCCGGGGATGCCGCCGATTTCCAGCACGTCTTCCGTTCCGTCGTCCCGCTTGATTTTCTTCGGCAGCAGCGCATGCCGCAGCGCCAGGGCGATCGTGCGCCCATTTGCCTGGACGGACAGACACCAGCCGACAACGACGCGGCTGCATACATCGAACCAGACCGTAAGCCACGGGCGAACCGGCTTCCCTTTGTACGAAATGAACATATCCAGCTTGTGGTGGTCGCCCATCCAGACCTGGTTCACAAACTCCGGTTCCTTGCGGGTCGCTTTCTCCGCGAACTTCTTCCAGTACGCCTCCTCGCCTTCGCGGGCCAGGCAACACAAGTCCGGTTCGTACCTTTCCATGTCGCTGATGTACCGGAACACGCTCGCGCGGGAAGGTGCTTTGTAACCGTTCGTCGCACAAAAGCGCACCGTTTCGCGGAAGATGTGCGCCGGTTTCGGTTTACGCCGGTCCAGGTACTTCGCGCGAATAAATCTTTCGACCTCTGGCTCGATGGAAGTCCGCTGCGGACCTTGCGTCAGTAGTCGAGACTTCCTCATCAACCCCAAAATCCCCCATTCCTGAAACTTTTCAATGTCGCGGTATATGGTAGCCGTGCTCTTGCCGTATTTTTTTGCCAAGCGGTTGATCCAGATCGTCCGTTCCACGCCTTGAGGCGGATTCATGGCTTGCTCGACGATTTGCAGTCTGTACTCGGCCTCGGCCATCATCTCTTGGAATTTTTCCTTGCCGACGGCGTGTTCCAGTTCCGCCAGCGTGTACGGAATGCCGGTCGTTTCCGGTTTGTCCGGTTCGGCTTCGCCGATCTCGGAGGCGGCGGCCACTTCGCTTGTCGTCCAGTATTTGCGTTGCGCATCGACCGGGAGGGAGGACACGGGAATCAGGTAGCCTGGGCGGCCTTTACCTTTGGCCGATTGCGCAGGCTCCGCCGTGATTTCTCCTTCCTCGATTTTTTTGCGAATCGTCCGGTCAGACACGCCCATGAGCTCCGCCGCCTGGGCGACGGTCACTTTTGGCTGCATGTGTTCCCTCCTCTCGTAGCAGTTGATAGGTTATAATTGGTAGAAAGAGCGCGATCTTTGGCGAGAGAGGCTCTTTCATTCTTCTAAAGAAAGGTAGGTGAATCCCTTGACTGATGAACAACTTCAGATCGCCAAGGAACTCACGTTGGCGGCGATGGAGAAAATGGCTTTTTCGTTTGAATATGGCGTTGAGTACACTAATGAGCAATTAAATGAACTGATTGCCGCACCGATAGGCAAGATGTTCAAGGCGATGTGCCAAGCCGTCCGGGAAGGTAGCGCCTAGTCGCGGACGGCTTTGATCAGTTCGGCTGTCGCCTGAACAAGCTCCGGCAGGACTTTGAGGTCCTCGCTGGAGCTTCTTTTTGCTTTATCACGGATGCACGACATCAAGGCGCTCAAAGTTTCCATCGCTTCATCGCGAAAATTCTGGCGTTCGCTCATGATTACGACCTTTCCTTTCCTCATGCGATTTTGTTCAGTTTGTCCGGGTCGATCCCCAACGCCTCGGCAATCTTGTGTATGAACGTCTTCCCGGATCGCTCGCCAATCAAGATCAGGTGCAGGTATTTGCCGCTTGTGCCGATCTCCCTGGCGAGCTCGACCTGCGTTTTACCCACTTCGATGAGACGCTTCTTCACAAGCATGCCGAACGGCGTCAGTTTACGCTTCCTCATGTTGGCGCTCACCCCTTTCTGTGGTGTCTTCAGCCATCCGCATGCCTTGCTGCTTTCCAGCTTCGCGGATAGCCAGGTTGCGCAAGTGGCGCGTCGCGGCAATCTTGGCACTCAAGCGGAGCACCGTGCGATGAAGCTCGGCGATCAGTTCCTGCTCTTGTTTTTCAAGCAGGTCCACATAGGATTCCAGTGCCTCTTGCTGCGCGATGGAAACGGCGAATTCGCCGTCCGTCACATTCAGCTTGATGTCGCCTAGAATCTCGCGGGCAATAGCTGCCGACGCTTCACGCTGTTCTTGCAGCGCTCTACACAT